TTCTCTTTCTGCTATGCTGATTAGTGGTTTTCAGTTAGCTTAACAACCTCACAGAAAAGGTGCAGAAATGCGCCTTTTTTGTTATAGTATTTATAAGTGTGGAGGAATTATGGAAGTCATTTATATAAACATTAAAGATATAAAACCCTATGAGAAAAACCCTAGACAGATAGGACAGGACGCTATTGATAAGGTTGCTAATTCTATTAAGGAATTTGGCTTTCAACAGCCACTTGTTTTAGATGATAACAATGTTATTGTGGTCGGGCATACTCGTTATTTAGCGGCTAAAAAGTTAGGCTTCAAAGATGTTCCTTGCGTTATTGCTTATGATTTGAGTGAAGAACAAATAAAGGCTTATAGGCTCGCTGATAACAAGACGGGTGAATTGAGTGCTTGGGATTTTGATCTTTTAGAACAAGAATTAGAAGAATTAAACGAGTTAAATATGTCAGACTTTGGCTTTGAAAAATTGGTAGACCAGATTGAAGAAGAAGCTGAAGAAGATAAATACACAATGAAAATAGATGTTCCTCAATATCAGATTACAGGTGCTGAACCATCTATTGAGGAATTAGTAGATATTGAAAAATTCCAGTCTTTGATAGATGAAATAGAAAACTCAAATGTATTAGAAGAACAAAAGAAGTTTCTAAAAATGGCGGCTTGTAGGCATTTAGCTTTTAATTATAAAAATATTGCTGAGTATTATGCCCATCAAGATGTAGAAATGCAAGATTTAATGGAAAAGTCTGCTTTAGTTATTATTGATATAGATGATGCTATGAAGTATGGATATGTTGAAATGTCTACTCGTCTTAAAGAGATTATTGAGGACGATTTTGAAGGATAAGAGGTAGAAAATGAGAAATGATTTTGCGTGTTTTATTTTTAGCCATGGTAGATCAAAAAATGTTTCTACGTTACCTCTTTTGCGGAAAATTGGATATAGTGGAAAGATATATATTATTTGTGATGATGAAGATGATGAGATAGAAGAATATAAAAAGCTCGATTCAGATGGAGTTATTATTTTCAATAAATCGAGTTATATGGAATGGGTTGATAGTTGTGATAACTTTGATGAGCATAGAGCTTTGTTATATGGTAGAAATGCCGGATATGATATTGCTAAAGAGTTAGGATTGAAATATTTTGTTCAATTAGATGATGATTACAAGGAAATTAAATGGCGTATTCCAGATTATAAAAACCATAAACTTTTAAGTCTTAATATAAAGAATCTTGATAGGGTGTTTGAAGCCTATATTGATTTTTTGGAAGTGTCTGGAGCGTATGCAATAGCTTTTGCGCAAGGTGGTGATTTCATTGGAGGAATTGAAAATGAAAATGTACGCAAAGGTTTAGGCCGGAAATGTATGAATTCTTGGATTTGTAAAACTGATAGGAGAATTTATTTTTTAGCAACAATGAATGATGATGTTTGTACCTATGTTTTGAGAAGTCAGATTGGACAGTTGTTTTTTACTGAATTTTCAACGTGTATTAAACCAGCTCAAACTCAAAAAGAAAAAGGCGGTATGACTGAAATTTATTTGGATAGAGGAACATACCAAAAAAGTTTTTATACAGTCATAACGTCTCCGTCTTGTTGTACTATTGCTATGATGGGTGAATCCCATCAACGCATTCATCATTCTATTGATTGGAATTGTTGCGCTCCTAAGATTTTAAGTCCTAAATATAAAAAAGGTGCGTGATATAAATGGCAAAAAAAAATAATATTGATAAAAAAGCCTTTGAAAAGTTGTGTGGCTTACAGTGTACTTTACTTGAGATATGTTCTTTTTTTGATGTAACTGATAAAACATTAAATACTTGGTGCAGGAAAACTTATAAAATGACCTTTTCCGAAATTTTCAAATTAAAAAGAGGAAAAGGCCTAATTTCATTAAGACGAGCGCAATTTCAGCTTGCTGAAAAAAATGCTTCAATGGCTATTTTTCTTGGTAAGAACTATTTAGGCCAAACAGATACTCCACCAGTTGAGAATAATGTCAATATCATTGGTGATGGATTGATTAAAGCGTTAAAAGAAACTACTAATGAGGTATGGAAAGATGGCGAATAAAAAAGTTGTAGCCTTTAAATTCGAGCCATTTTCTATTAAGCAAAAAAAGTTATTGACGTTCTGGAATGAGGAAAGTCCAGTAAAAAATAAAGACGGGATTATAGCAGATGGAGCTGTTCGTAGCGGTAAAACTGTTGCTATGAGCCTGTCTTTTCTTTTGTTTGCTATGACAAATTATGAGAGTGAAACTTTTGCATTGTGCGGCAAGACTGTTAATTCGTGCCGGAGAAACGTCATTGATCCTTTAAAAAGAATGATTGTAGCTTGCGGATATGATTATTTAGAAAATAGGAGTGAAGGATATATTGATGTTTTTGAAGGTAAAAAGGTGAATAGATTCTATGTATTTGGTGGGCATGATGAAAGAAGTCAAGACTTGATTCAGGGTGTTACTTTAGCCGGAATTATGTTTGATGAAGTTGCTTTAATGCCGGAAAGTTTTGTTCAGCAAGGTATGGCACGTTGTAGCGTTGAAGGATCTAAGATGTTCTTTAACTGTAACCCGAGTTATCCAGGCCATTGGTTCAAGAAGAAAATCATAGACAATATAAGTGATAAGAATATGTTATATTTACACTATACAATGGACGACAATTTGAGCCTTGGTCCAGTCATTAAGGAACGTTATAGAACGCTTTATACAGGTGTATTTTACAGGCGTTATATATTAGGTGAGTGGTGTCAAGCAGAAGGATTGATTTATCCAATGTATGAGGAATGTTTCAAGAATATTCCTGATGATGATGAAATAGAACATTACGTAGTGAGCATTGACTATGGAACTCAAAATGCTTTTGCGGCCTTATTATGGGAAAAGCATGGTAAGGTCTGGTATGCTTCGAATGGTTATTATTGGAGCGGACGAGATAAAGGAATTCAAAAGACTGATGAGGACTATGGCAACGACATGGACGAGTTTATGAAAGTTCCTAGAGAAATAAGGAACAAAAGGCAAGGTATTTTGCATACTATACAACCTAAAATAAAAGTCATTATTGACCCATCGGCCGCTTCTTTTATCGCTGTCATGAAGAAAAAAGACTACTGTAAAGTTATTAAAGCAAATAATGACGTTGAAAACGGAATTCGTGAGACGGCTACCGCTATGCAAATGGGTTATATTAAAGTTAACCCTTCAATAAAAGAGTGGAAAGATGAAATGGAAGGGTATGTCTGGGACGATAAAAACAATGATAAGCCTGTTAAAGTTGCAGATCATTATGCGGATAGTATGCGCTATATGGTTCATACCTTACATATTTCAAAACCTACTAAAAAATATCAACAAAATTCAAAGGAACAATGGGAAGGAGAGTTTATAAATGCTGACTTATCAGGACTTAATAGAGGTTGGCAATAATGAAGCTAATCGACAAGACTTTGTATTGAGAGTTATCAATGAACACAAGGCATCACAACTTTATAAAGAAGCGTGTATTGCCGAGGACTACGATAAAGGAAAAAATAGGACAATTAGTGAGTATCAGAAATTGCTATATACGATTACTGGAAATGCGGTTCCTGATAACTATTCTGCAAACTATAAAATGCCTAGTAAATTCTTTCATAGATTTGTTTTACAGGAATCACAGTTCTTGCTTGGTAATGGAATCATTTTTGAAGATGAAAGTATCAAGCATAAATTAGGAAATGACTTTGATAAGCAATTACAAAAGTTAGGAAAGAACGCTTTAATTGGCGGTGTCGCCTTTGGATTCTTTAATTTAGATCACTTGGAATCTTTTAAAGTTACGGAGTTTGCACCTTTATATGATGAAGAAAACGGGGCATTAAGCGCCGGAGTACGTTTCTGGCAGATTGATTCTAGTAAGCCTTTAAGAGCTACTTTATATGAGTTAGACGGATATACCGACTATTTGTGGAAAGATGGAGAATGTTTTGTAGTTGCAGAAAAAAGAGCTTATATCACTAAAGCTAAAAGCACAAAAGCTGATGGAACATATATTTATGATTATGAGAATTATGAAAACTTTCCTATCATTCCATTATGGGGAAATGATAACCATCAAAGCGAATTGACTGGAGGGCGTGAACAGATTGACTGTTATGACCTTATTAAATCAGGGTTTGCGAATGATGTTGATGACGCTTCACAAATCTATTGGGTTTTACAAAATGCGGGTGGAATGGACGATATTGACCTAGCACAGTTCGTGCAAAAAATGCACAAGCTGAAAGCAGTTGTTTTAGATGATGGAGTTCAGGCTGAAAGCCATACGCAAGAAGTTCCTTATAATTCACGTGAAGCCTTATTATCACGATTAGAAAAGGATTTATATAAAGACTTTATGGCGTTAGATCCGGAGCATATAGCTTCTGGAAGTGTTACCGCTACGCAAATCAAAGCCGCATATGAGCCTTTAAATTCTAAGGTGGATGATTGGGAATATTGTGTAAGAGAGTTCGTTGATGAGGTTTTGAAGTTGGCCGGATATGAAGCCGAGGACTATTCTTTTACACGTTCACAGATTGTTAATGCACAGGAAGAAATTCAAAGTGTATTGTCTGCCGCACAGTATTTACATACTGATTATGTAACCCGAAAACTTCTTGTATTGCTTGGAGATGGAGAAAAGGCCGAGGATATGCTTGAACTTTTGAACACTGATGAATTAGACCGTTCAGGACTGATTTCTGATGATTCTAATGCACAGAATCAGGAAGATGAACAAGAAGATGAATCAAGTGAAAATCAAGCATAGGGAGCGTTTAAATGGCTGATTACGTAGATAAGGAAGTCAATAAGAAAATAAAGGCACTTGAACAGGATATAGCCAACGTCTATGAAGAAGCCACAGACGATTTAAAAGCAAAATTAGCTGATTATCTTTCAAGGTTTGAAACTAAGAATAAGATCATGCTTAAAGAGTTGGCTAACGGCGAAATCACTAAAGAGTATTATAAGTATTGGGTAACAGGTCAGGTTTTAATTGGTGAGCGCTGGCAAGAAATGGTAGAGGATATGTCTAACGATTTAACTAACGCTCATAAAATGGCTTTATCCTTTACAGGAGACCATATAAAAGACGTTTATGCTTTAAGCCATAATTATCAGACGTTCCAAATCGAAAAGGATTCTTTAATTGACACGTCTTATACATTATTTAATCGTGACGCAGTGGAAAGACTTATAAAAGACAAGCCTGATTTACTTCCACAGCCAAAAGTAAAAGTTGCAAAAGATAAGGCATGGAATAAGAAGAATTTAAACAGTGCTATTACACAAGGAATCCTTCAAGGTGAAAGTATTCCACAGGTTCAAAAAAGGCTTGAAAATGTTTGTGATATGAGTGCCAGACAGGCAGTAAGAAGCGCAAGGACAGCAATTACTAACGCTCAAAATGCCGGAAGTTATCAAGCCATTATAAGAGCCAATGAACAAGGAATACATGAGGATAAGCAATGGATTGCTACGTTAGACGGAAGGACTAGACAGTCACATAGAGACTTAGACGGGGTAACAATTCCTTATAATCAAAAGTTTGATAATGGTTTAATGTACCCCGGAGATAGTTCTGGTAAGCCTAGCGAAATTTATAATTGTCGTTGTACCTTAACAGGAGTTTTAAAAGACTTTGCAATAGATACAAGCGACCTAAAATTGAGAAATACAAATCATCTAGGTAATTTGACCTATGAACAGTGGAAAGAAGGAAAGAACCCTAAAAAGGTACAAAAGAAGAAAACTTCTAAGAAGGCTAAAAAATGAAAAAGGAAACAATAGACTTTAAAAATGGTTCTTTAGTCGTTTACGATTATTCAGATGAAGTAAAATCAGCAGTTGAACAGAAGATTGAAGCTGTTTTAAATGTTATTGCCCAACAAGCTAGAAACTACGCAAAGGATAAATGTCCGGTCGATACTGGTAACCTTAGAAATAGTATTTCTAGTGCGGTTTCAAGTGATTTGATTGCCTATATTGGAACGGATGTGTTTTATGCCCCTTATGTTGAAATGGGTACAAAAACTAAATCTGGTAAAACTAAAATGAAAGCTAGACCATATTTAAAACCTGCTATTAAAGACCATCAAGATCAATATATAAACATGATGAAAAAATACCTTGGTGAAATTAGTATTTCAGGATCTAGTGAAATGAAATATGGAGACGATAAATAAGACTTATTTATAAATGTCAATAGTAATTTTTAAAAAGTATGTCCGATTTGTGATATACTTTTTTTAATGAAATCAAACAAAGAAAAGTTATCCAAAGAATAGGAGGTTTCATTGATGGCTGAATGGAAGCCTATCAAAGGGTATGAAGAACGATACCTTGTTAGTGATGAAGGTGAAGTATTATCACTCCCTAAAGTTGTAAATAATGGTTGGAGGGTTTCTCATAGAAAAGAGAAATTGTTGAAACCTGGTTTGCGTGGAAACGAATATCTTCTATATAAATTTGTAATTTTGTCTGATGAAGATGGAAATTCAAAAAAGTTTTCTATTCATAGATTGGTTGCAGAAGCATTTTTAGAAAATGAAAATAATTATCAAGAAGTAAACCATATTGATAAAAATACATTGAATAATAATGTTAGTAACCTTGAATGGTGTAATAGAAAATATAATGTAGAATATAGTAAGAATTTACGTGTAGAACAATATACTCTTAGAGGTGAAAAAATAGCTGAATATAAAAGTATTAGTTATGCTTCTCAAATAACCGGAATAGGGAGAAGAAACATAAATAATGCTCTTAGTGGTTGGAGTAATACCGCCGGAGGGTATATTTGGAAATACAAAGATGAATAAAGGAGTGATGGCCTATCGCATTAACGAGAAAGTTTTTAAACGCCATGGGAATTGAGCCGGATAAGATTGATGAGATTATCAATGCTCATTCTGAAACTGTTGAAGGTCTTAAAGAACAAAGAGATCAATACAAAGAAAAAGCAAACAAGTACGATCAAGTACAAAATGAACTTGATGATTTAAAAAACTCTATCGAGAAAGATGGAGACAATCCTTTTGAAGCCAAATACAATGAGCTTAAAGATGAGTTCGATAAGTATAAAGAAGCGCAAGAAGCCAAAGAAGCCACTTCAAAAAAGGAAGGTGCTTACAAAGAGCTTTTAAAAAGTGCGGGTGTATCTGAAAAAAGAATTGATACGATTTTAAAGGTTTCAAATTTAGATGGGTTGGAGCTTGATAAAGACGGTAAGTTTAAAGAAAGCGATAAACTTACAGAGTCCATTAAAGAAGAATGGGCCGACTTTATTGTGAAGGAACAAACACAAGGAGCTAATACGCCAACGCCGCCAAATAATGCGAATAGTCATTCAATAGGTGCTTATAAATCTAAAGCTGAAATTATGGCAATTAGAGACGGAGCAGAAAGAAGAAAGGCTATTGCAGAAAATCCGGAACTATTCGGGTTAAAGTTTAAGGAGTAATTTATGGCTGATACAAATATTATCTCACGTGAAGATTTAGCACGTGTTAGAGAAACAGACTTTGTTGAACTGTTTTCTGAAAATGTAAAGAAACTGATTGAAGCCTTGGGTGTTACCCGTAAAATTACAAAACAGGCCGGAACTGTTTTGAAGGCTTATAAAGCAAGTGGAACACTTGAAGATGGTACTGTTGCAGAAGGTGAAGTTATTCCGCTGTCTAAGTATCAGGTTAAAGAAGTTTCATACGGTGAGATCACTTTAAATAAATGGAGAAAGGCCACGACCGCCGAAGCCATTGTTGATAGAGGTTACGATCAGGCCGTGAGTATGACAACTGATAGAATGTTAAAGGACGTTCAGAAAAAGATTCGTCAGACTTTCTTTGACTTCTTGAAAACGGGAACGGGAACTGCAAGCGGAACTGATTTACAAGGAACCCTAGCTCAGTCATGGGGACAATTGCAGATCCTTTTTGAAGATGATGATATTCAGGCGGTTCATTTTGTGAATCCTTTGGATATTGCTGATTATCTTGAAAAGGCTTCTATTACTACTCAAACTGCCTTTGGTTTGACTTATGTAGAAAACTTCCTTGGTCTTGGTACAGTTATTATGAATAGTTCAGTTCCTAAAGGAACTATTTATTCAACCGCTCAGGATAACATTGTTCTCTATTACATTCCTGTAAATGGAGCGGACCTTTCTGAAGCCTTCAACTTTACTGCTGATGAAACTGGTTACATTGGAATCCATGAGGAAAGCGATTACACTAATTTGACAGCTATGGACGTGGTTGTAAATGGTATGACATTGTTTGCAGAGCGTATTGATGGAATTGTAGTTGGAACGATTGGCACAGGAGCTTAATAAATGATTACTTTGACCGATTTATGTGAGGAATTAAATAACTTCTTTACAACGAAACAATATATAGGAACCGTAAAAATCAAAGATAACGCTTTTTATATTGACGAGAGTGAAGAAGCGTTAAGTGATGAATTACAGGAAGGTCAATATTTTAGAATCGTTGGAAGTCTTTTTAATGACGGCGTATGTCAGTCAATATACCAATTAAAAGATGAAACATTTGAAGGAGCGGTCTGGTTTATGGCAGTTCCTTCTAATGTTATTGGTTTGTTGGCAGATATTAACGCTTGGCTTGAAAAATACAATGAAGTGATGGTAAGTCCATATACTAGCGAAAGTTTTGGCGGTTATAGCTATAATAAAGGATCAAATTCTTCTCAAAGTACGTGGCAAAGCGCATTTTCTAAACGCTTAAATAAGTGGAGGAAAATCAAGCTATGAGCCTATTACTTGAAGCTATGGAAGATTGTTTGATGTTAGATAGAAAGACCGAATCAGATGGTTATGGCGGTTATACAAGTACCTATAAAGAAGGAGCAAAGTTTCAAGCGGCCATTACATTTAATTCGAGTATTGAAGCCAAAGTTGCCGAAAAGCAAGGTGTTTCAAGTGTTTACACTGTTACAACAGAAAAGGCTTTAACACTTATGTATCATGACGTTTTTAAGCGTGTAAGAGACGGGAAAATCTTTCGTGTTACGTCTGATGGAGATGATAAGTTCACACCTTATAGTGCTTCTTTAAACATGAAACAAGTAAGTGCAGAAGAATGGAGTTTAGCGAATGAATAAGGTACAAGCGATAAATGAGTTCTGGAATGGTTTTGGCCTACCGGCTTATGATGAAAACAGTGTTCCTGATGACGCCAAACTTCCATATATTACTTATAGCGTTGAAACCGGAAAACTAGATGATTCAATAAGCATGACAGGAGATATTTTTTACAATGATACGAGTTGGAAAAATATTACTTTAAAAGCTGATGAAATCGCAAAAGCTTTTGAATATGGCCATGTTTTAATAAAAATTGATAGCGGATATTTAGTTATTTATCAAGGCTCCCCATTTTCTCAAAGAATAGCTCAAGATGAAGATAATATCCGGCGTATATATATTATGTTACAAGCGGAGTTTTTAACCGCTTACTAGGAGTTATTATGACTAGAAAATTCACAGTAGTTAAGCAAAATACCTTTGATGAGTTACAGCTTGAAGCCGGAATTTTATTAAAGAGTTTTGATCCGACAACGGCCGAGTTTAAAGATGAGGACATTATTTGTGCCACATCTGGCGGTATCAAAGTTACTTGTAAACCGACTTATTCAGACTTTGGCTCTGATGTTGATAACTGTCCGAGCAATACGAAAGAATTTAAACACCTTGATTCTTGGGAAACTTCCATGGGATTTACCGCTTTAAATGTAACTCCTGAAATTATTGCTATGTCTTTAGGTGCGGCCGATATTGATGAAAGTACCGGAAAAATTACGCCACGTATGGATTTAGATCAAGATGATTTTAACGATATTTGGTGGGTTGGTGATAGAACAGACGGAGGATTTGCCGCAGTCAAACAAATCAATTCTTTAAGTACTGATGGATTGTCTTTGACTTCCACAAAATCTGGTAAAGGTCAACTAGAAGTAACTTTGACCGGTCATGTTTCCATTGAAGATCAAAATGTTGTACCAATGACATTTTATGTAAGTGAAGGTAAGACTGCCTAAATTATTTAGAAAGAGGAAGCTAACTTGAAAAAGCTATCAGAATATAAAGGTATTGAAGCCATTGAGATTTTAGGAAATATCATAGAACCAATTAATGATATTATGCTAGATAAGCAGTTTAAATATCTCATTGAAAATACAACAGGTAATACATTACCTGTTATTCAATATCTCTTAAAATATCACGCTAAAGAAATTCATGAAATAATGGCAATTCTTGAAGGTGTTCCGGTTGAAGAATATGAGCCTAATATTGTTACCTTGCCTTTGATGTTAATGGAAATTCTAAGCGATAAGGATATATTGAGCCTTTTTCAATCACAGGGTCAGACAACGGATATAGAACCTTCTGGCTCTGTTATGGAGAATACAGAGGGGCTAAAGAATTAAGTAAATTTATGCGGTATGTTTTGGCTAGGGTTGAAGAAAATCAAGAAGCTAAAGCATACCGCTTTTATATAACAGACGCTTTAATGGTAATATCTCAAAACACAGGTAGAATTATAGGCGGAAGTGAATTAACTAAAAGTTTCAGAAGTATTCTTGAAGGTTCGACAAAAGATGAAAGAAGTTCAGAAGAAATTATAAATGATATTACAACGAGATTAAGAGCCTTATAAGGTGGTGATTTAATGTCCTCAGTAGTTTACAAATTAATGGCAGAACTAGGCCTTGATAAAAGTAAGTTTGATTCTGGTATTAGTGAAGCAAGCGGAAGTACAAATACGTTTAGCTCATTACTTCAAAGTAAGTTTGGAAGTGTTGGAGATTTAGTTTCAGAGGGTTTGCAAAAGGCCGGAGAAGCAATCATTGACGTTGGAGAACAGGCTTACCAAAGTGCTAGTGATTATGAACAGTTAACAGGTGGAATTGAGACTTTATTCGGTGCACAAGGCATGAGTTTAAAAGATTATGCTAAGAGTGTAGGACAGTCCACAACGTCTGTAAAAGGCCAATATAACAAACTTATTGAAGCACAAAATGATGTAATGAATAACGCTAAAAACGCTTATAAAACGGCGGGAATGAGCGTAAATGAATATATGGATACAGTTTCGAGTTTTGCCGCAAGTTTGAAGCAATCAACAGGTGATAACGTTGAAGCCGCTAAAAAAGCAGATGAAGCTGTTCAAGATATGGCTGATAATGCGAATAAAATGGGAACTGATATGAGTTCTATCCAGATGGCCTATAATGGATTCGCTAAGCAAAATTATACAATGCTTGATAACTTAAAACTTGGGTATGGTGGTACTCAAAGTGAAATGAAAAGACTTTTGAGTGACGCCCAAAAGCTTACAGGTGTTAAGTATGATATTAATAATTTATCGGATGTTTATGACGCTATTCATGCTATTCAGCAAAATCTAGGAATCACAGGTACAACCGCAAAAGAAGCTATGGGAACTATTCAAGGTTCCGCAGATATGACAAAAAGTGCATGGGAGGATGTAATTACTTCCATAGGTACAGGGGAAGATTTAAAACAGTCTTTCCAAAGTCTAAATGAAGCTATTTTTGGTGATTCTAGTGGTGGTGGATTCTTATCTAACGCCGCTAATGAAGTCCTTAAAGTTATTCAAGGAATGGGTGAAGCTATTAGTGATTCAGGGCCAACTATTTCAGCGGCCTTAACAACACTAGTAAATAATTTATTACCCGATTTAATTACCGCAGTTACTTCTTTAATTGGAAACCTTGTCGTTGCTATTCCTAGTTTATTAGCGGGCTTAATGGACGCTATCAGGAACGTAATTCAAAATTTACCGCAAACGCTTTCAACAATTGCAAAGAATTGTGTAAAAGCCTTTCAAAATATAGATTGGGCCGGACTTGGGAAAAGTATTATTGATTTTATTGAAAGCGGTATCAAAGCAGTATTTGTAGATATTCCAACCGCTTTAGTTAATATCGGTAAAGAAGCGTGGAATTGGTTCAATAGCATTGACTGGAATCAAGTCGGTTTAAATGTTATTAAATTCATAGGTAACGCCATTAAAAGTATGTTTACCGAGGTTCCAACGGAATTAAAAAAGATTGGTCAACAAGCTTTCAATTGGTTTAAAAGTATTGATTGGGTTGGCTTAGGTAAATCTGTTATTACTTTTATTGGTAATGCCATTAAGGGATTATTTACAAGTATTCCATCACTAATTAAAAGTATTGGTCAAAGTGCCTTTAATTTATTCAAATCTATTGATTGGGCAGGCTTAGGGAAGTCTGTTATCAATTTCATTCGTAATGCTATTCATGGTTTATTTAATAGTATTCCGCAGTTATTAAAATCCATTGGATCAAGTGCTAAATCGTCATTTGAAAATATAAACTGGAAAGGTATAGGATCCAATGTTATCAACTGGATTTCAAATGGAATTAAAGGACTTATTAATAATATTCCTAAAGTATTATCTAGTATCGCTAGTAGGGCTAAATCAAGTTTTACTTCCGTTAATTGGGGAAGTATTGGTTCAAACGTTATTAGCGGTATTGCTAGTGGTATTAGTCGGGGAATCGGTTCTGTTATTAGTGCGGCTCAAAGAGTAGCAAGAAACGCTTTAAGTGCCGCTAAAAGGGCGCTAGGGATTCATTCACCTTCAACGGTCTTTCGTGATGAAGTTGGAGCCATGATTTCAAAAGGTATGGGAATAGGTATTGATGATAATGCGCCAATTGATACAGTTCAAAATACCATGGCAAATATCATTTCAGCCGCTAAAGATGGTATTTCTAACGTTGATATTCCAATTAGTGCTAGTGTTTCAAATGGAGCAAATGGCGATAGTATAGCACAGATACAGGCTGATACTACAAAAGATATTTATTCCTTTATAACAGGTAAAATGGTTACACAGTTAGCAAATGTGATCGCTGATAAATTAACAGTTGAACTTGATGGACGAGAAGTAGGAAGGGTGGTTAAAAAATATGCTTAATGGTTTAGACCAAATTAAATATGTAAATCACCTTGGAGAATCATTCGGAACAGATGGGTATAAACTATTTATGCCCACTTCCGAAATCCGTAATTATGAATGGGCGTATTCAACAAATGATTCAGGAAACTATATTAAAAGTTTAAAAAGAAAAGTTATTGAAAAGTCTTTAACTTTCGTTATTTATAATTCTGATTTGAAAGAATCTAATAAAGCTAAAAACAACTTTTATGAAATTGTTTCAAAAGATAATGTAGCGCAACAAATGGGTAAAATTTATCTTTCTACTTATTATCTTGAAGGTTATGTAATTGCATCTAAAAAAAGCGACTATTATAAAGATAGACGCTTCTTAAAATTAGAAATTAGTTTTTTAACAGATGGAGTATGGAGAAAACTATATCCTGTTACTATTAAAGGATTTCAATATAATAATGTTGCAGATTGGGGACAAGACGTAAGCCCAACAGTCGCCACGCAAGAATTTTTAGATTATCCTTATGATTACCCTCATGATTTTTATAACGATTATGAAGATACTTATATTGTTAATGCCAATTATTTAGAAAGCGATTTCAAATTGACTATTTACGCACCGGCTATTAATCCTAGAATAGTTATTGATGGCCATGTTTATGAAGTTTTTTCACGAACAGTTTTAGGAGAAAAAATAGTAATTGATTCAAAAGAAAAAACCATTGTCAAAATTGATAAAGAAGGAAATGAAGAAAATATATTTAATTTACGTAATAAAGAGAGTGATATATTCCAAAAAATTCCTTCTGGTAAGTCATTCGCTATTTTATCAAAAGATTATATGATTGATTTATGGGTTTATGAGGAAAGAAGTGAACCATCATGGTAACTTTTTATATTTGTGATAATGATCGAAAAGAAATGCGTATCGTTCCATCAAATTGTGAAATGGATTTTGATATTGGTGGTGAGTATAACGATTTAGAAATAACAGGACCATTAGATTTATTTAGTTTTGGACAGTGGGTTGTTTGTTTTAATACAGAATATGGAGCTTTACTAGAAGAAATTGAAGTTTCAACAAATGAAACAAGTGAAACATGGAAAGGTAATAGTGTAAGAAAATTCTTAGAACAGTCGATAATTGAACCGCCAAAAGGAGAAGACTATCGAATTGTTTCCGGAGAAGCGAATGAGATTATAAGAAATATTATTTCAGGACGCTTCTCTGGTATCTTTGAAGTACCTGACGTTGATTCAGGCTTTACTATTAAATCTTACCAATTTAATCGTTACTGTACTGTTTTAGACGGATTAAGTGCTATGCTTGAAAGTGTAAATGCTAAACTTTCAATAACTATTATTCAAGGAGATTCGGGAGAACCTTTTCATATTAATATTCAGGCGGTTCCTATTGTTGATTATTCAAGCACTTTGGAATGGTCTGAAGACGCAGATGAAGAAGTCACTTTAACAGAAAATAGACGTGGTATTAATCACCTTATTTGCCTTGGAAGTGGTGAATTAAAAGATAGACAAGTTTTACATTTATACGCCTTGCCTGATGGAAGTATTTCAGAAAATCAATATTATTTTGGCCTTGATGAGCGTGAACAAACTTACGATTATTCAAGTGTTGAGAGTATAGATGATCTTAAAAACGCCGGAATCCAACAATTTAAAAGCCTTATTAATTCTAAAACTATGAAAGTATCAGTTCAGGATTTAGACTTGAATATCGGTGATCTAGTTGGAGGACGTTCAAACAAACATAATATTTCTTGTATTGAGCCTATAACTGAAAAAATAGTTAAAATAAAAGGTGAAGATATAGAAATATCTTATAAAACGAAAGGAGCCTAATTTATGAGCGCTGATTTAGTTACAGGGTATAAAGGTAAAAGTCATATTACCGCTTCACAAATGGCCGACTTTTATAGAGGAATTTATGGAGACGCCGCCATTATTGATGTTGGTGATAATATGGCGTTAATAGTTGAAGATTCTTCTATCTCTATTTCTAGTGGTGAGGCTGTTTTTGATGGACGTATTATTTCAATCCCTTTTGGAGAATTTGTTATTCTTCAATCAGAACTTACAAGTGATGGAGAATATAGAAACGATTTAATTTTATTAGAATATACAAAGAATACTTCAACCGGAGTTGAAACCGTTGGATTCACTATTAAAAAAGGAACCACAGAAACTAATAGCAGTTCTGTTTCTGATCCTATTTATGATGATATGGATATTCGAAAAGGATATACATCTTCTCAAAAGGCTTTTGCCCGAATTAAGCATAAAGGTGGAAAAGTAGAAACGGAAATGTTAGTGGATGTTATGCCAACTATTGCTAAAATTATGAGTGGTTCCACTAAAGTTTTAGTTTTAGATGAATAAGGTGAAACTATGACTATACAAATAAAAGTTAAAGAAAAGTCTCATTCTTTGGTAACAGTTGACGATATAAATTTTGGTTCTCAAAGTGAAGCAGTTGAAGTTAATGGATTTAAAATTACTTTTTATCGTCTTGGAAGTTTAAATATGGCTAAATTATCAGGTTATCCTACAAGTTCATTTTCAAAAGGAATAGCATATACTTTCAAAATTCCAAATAAATATTGGGGATATGCAAATGCAGTTGTCTATGGTGATCCAAACGGTTTTGGAACATTTCGTCAAAACGTAGGAACTATTATATTTACTCCTAATAAAGATATTGAAGCTAGTGTTACTAATGTTTTGGAAGGATCCATTTTTTATCCGGCTGAACCTTTAATTTAAAGGAGTTATAAATGACTGTTAAAATAAAAGTTAAAAATAAATCCTATGAACTAGTTACTGAAAGTGAATTAATGTTCAATAATGATTATAGGGAAAACTCTAATAATGGTATTAATATTAAATTTTATCGTGTAGGAAATTTAAATATGCTTAATGTAACTGGTACAACTACGGCCGTTCTTTCAAAAGATTCGACCTATGAGTTTGTAATTCCCGAAGGATTTTATTGTGCTTCTCCAATAGCTTATACCTTTATAGAACCAAACGGATATGGTAGTTTTATGATTAATGGAAAAAGAGTTACGTTTTATCCGAGTAAAGATATAAGTGTAGGAAGTTATGTTCGAGGTTGTACTTTTTATCCCGCTAGTTCTTTAACGTAATTACATGAGTTTTTAAAAGAAATAGGTATTATTATGAAAGATATAAACACTTATCAACTAGGATTTAATGCCTTAGTTGGCTTTATTGGCGGCGTAGCTTCTTATTTCTTTGGAGGTTGGAGTCAGAGCTTGACATGGTTAGTTATATTTGTTGTGCTTGACTATTTAACAGGCCTGTTAGTTGGAGCAACCGGAAAGAGTAAGAAAACAGAAAAAGGCGGCATTAGCTCCTACGTTGGATTTTTAGGAATTGTAAAAAAAGCGATCATATTTGTTGTTATAGCGGTGGTTCATGGTTGTGAAACATTCCTTCCGGGTGAAACCATTATAGTAACTCAAAGTGTAACGATTGCTTTTGCTTGTAATGAAGCAGTGAGCATTTTAGAAAATGTTGGCTTATTAGGAATTGATTTAGGTCCTGTTAAGCAGTTGCTTGAAGTATTAAAAAAGAAATCAGGTGATGAAGATGATTAGAGGAACAACGCCAAAGCTTATATTTACTTTTCCTTTTGAAAAAGAGGAAATTAAGGCTTTATCTTTAGTCATTTGTCAAGGAGGAATGATTCGTTTAGAAAAAACTTTAGAAGATGTAGAAATTGAAAATTATCTTTTATCGTTTAAACTAACACAAAAAGAAACCTTATCTTTTTGGGTAGATTGTGAAATTACTATGCAAATAAGAGTACTAACTAATTCAGAAGAAGCTTTCGCTTCAAGAATCATTTCCACAGATGTAGAAAGGATTTTGAAAGATGGTACAATTTAAATATGATTTCAATGAATCAGAGCAATTCTTTGATACTCGATTCGAGGAAATGGTCGAAAAGACAGTAATTGTCGAAGCTCCTAAAGTTGAATATTCAGGCTCTTATGAAATTATTCCTAGTACAGAAATTCAAACAGTTGAGTGTTCGGGAAAGTATATGATAGACGATCTAGTTTGCAAAGAAATCCCTTATTATGAAGTTTCAAACAATGATGGTTTAACCGTTTACATTGGAAAGGAGAATATAAATGGCGACTAATTCAAATATCAATAAAGTAATCTATGCGGGGAAAACTTTAATTGACCTTAGTGCAGATACCGCAACCGCTGAAACAGTCTTGAAAGGCCAAACGTTCCATGATAAGACAGGCGCAATTGTTACAGGTACTAATACCTATGATTCTGATACTACAAGCGCGACCGCTAGTGTGGCCGAAATCTTAATAGGAAAGACAGCTTACGTACGTGGCGCTGAATTAACAGGTACAATGGTTAATAATGGAGCCGTAACAGGATCAATTACAACCGTGGCACAAGAATATACAGTTCCGCAAGGTTATCATGATGGCTCTGGTAAGGTATCTATTTCTTCAACAGAACAGGCTAAATTAATTGCTAAAAATATTCGTGAAGGTATTACTGTTTTAGGTGTAACAGGAACTATGTCCGGTTCGGAAAGTATGAAAGCACAGTCTAAAACGGTTACTCCTTCAAATTCCTCACAACAAGTTTTGCCTGATAGCACTTATAATTGTCTTTCTAGCGTTACAGTTGATGCTATCCCTTATGTAGAAACAGATAATTCAGCAGGCGGTATTACCGTTACAATTGGTTAATTATGGCTAATGTAAATAAAGTTGAATATGCAGGAAAGGTATTGCTTGATTTAACAGGCGATACCGTTTGTGCTGACCGTATGTTTGAAGGATATAAAGCTCATGACAAGTCTGGAACAGAAATAACAGGAACGGTTAAGCAAACTGCTTTAATTATATACCCTAGTGATTCAACACAAATTTATTCTGAAACAAATATAGTTTATACGCCTGTTATAGTTAACGAAATTGATAGTTCTTATATTAAATTACCAATAGGATTTTGGGATGATACTAATTATACAGATGCCGTTACAATTAATATTCCAGATGGCGTAAAAACACTAAGACCTTACTTGTTTTACTATTATGGAAATATTTTAAATGTAACTTTTCCCACTACTTTAACAAAAATAGGAGATTATTGTTTTAGTGAATGTACAAAATTAAAAACACTATCTTTACCATCTTCTTTAGTCGAAATTGGAAATTATGCCTTTAATGACTGTACTTCTCTCGAATCTATTACATTTATCAAAAATTTAACCACTTTAGGAGACGGTTGCTTTCGTTATTGTTCTTCATTAACAGAAGTAAATTTTCCATCTACGCTAGAAAAAATAGGAAACTATTGTTTTTCATCATGTACTAGTATAAAAGAACTAAATTTTCCAGTGAGTATTACCGAATTGGGACGTAATTGTTTTTCAGATAACACGAGTTTAACAAGTGTTAAATTTCCATCAGGTTTATTAAGCCTCGGTGAAAATTGCTTTGTTAGTTGTACCAATCTTATTGAAGTTCAATTACCAGATACTTTAACAAATCTAATCGGTAGTTTTTCTGATTGTACTAAACTCGCAGAAATTAAATTACCTGATTCTTTAACAACGCTATCAGCTAGTTTTTGGAAATGCAGTTCATTAAAAAATATAACGTTACCTTCTAGTACAACTGAAATTGGAAGTTATACATTTAATGGTTGTACTAGTTTAGAATATATAAAATGTCTCTCTATATCCCCGCCAACTTTAAAGTATAGTAATTCTTTTACAAATTCTAACAGTTGTCCTATTTATGTTCCTGATGATTCTGTTGATGCTTATAAAGAGGCAACCAATTGGTCCGATTTATCAAGTAGAATTAAACCATTATCAGAATTTACAGAATAGAGGTGAGAAAATGACAGTTAGCTATTCACAGTTTAAAAATAAGGTACTTGGAAAAGGTTATGATATTGATGGATACTATGGTAATCAATGTTGGGACGGTTACGCCGAGTATTGTATTTATCTAGGATATAGTTATGCTCACTGTACGAAAAGCGGATATGTTAAAGACATTTGGGAGCTAAGAAAATCTAATGGTATGTTGAATAACTTTGATGAAGTAGAAGTGATGCAAGCCGGAGATATTGCAGTTTTCAAAGAGGTTGAAGGAGTTACACCTTTAAGCCATATTGCTATTTTTGATTCTGATATTGATGGAAAATACGGATATTTCTTAGGAGAGAATCAAGGAGCGACAAATGGAGTTTTCAGCCTTTGTAAATTGCCATATAGTGCTACTTATGATACAGCCTTTAGACCGAAAAAGTTTGCTTCAAAGACAAATACAAGCACAACAAAATGGGATTATAACGCTACCTTAAAAGTTGGAGATACTGTTAAATCTAAATCCCTTGCCATCACTGGATTGAGTGCTTCAAAGACAATGGCCAATATTCCTGATTTAGGAGGGTATGTTCCGCTTTCGGATATTTCAGAATCTAGCGATACCGGAGACGGAGCAGTAGATAACTATCTTGCCAATACAAAAGCAAAAGTCTATTTAGATCCTTGTCTGGTTCAGGCAGTTAACTCTAAAACAAATCAAGTAAAGGTTCATGGCTATTGGGTTAATGCTAAACCATTAGCAAAGAAAGTAAGTTAAGGAAGGTAAAACTTCCTTTTCTTTTGTTATAACAATTTAATTTTATAAAGATACAAAGATGGTAGAATTGTATTGAAAGGAAACATACCATGCTTGCAGACATTGGAAGGACTGAAATAGAAAGTCTTATTGATGAATGGGTTTTGAATGAACGAGACAGACGCTTATTAAAAAGACGTTTGATTGATGGGATAAAGTATGAAAGTCTGGCGGAAGAATTTGACCTTTCTGTAAGACACGTTAAGCAGTTAGTATTTAATTATTTAAAAGTTATCCTGTCGAAAAAAGCACTAAAAACACCCTAGTAAATCGTGTTACTAGGGTTTTTTTAATGCTTTAATTTGAGTATGAATAACTATAACAATCCCTATGGCTTTCAGCCTTACAATGCTTTTAACCCTTATCAAAACAGGCAATTACCTAAGTACGAAATAATAAGGGTAAACGGTGCGAATGGAGCGAGAGCTTTTCAAATGGCCGAAAATTCTAGTGTATTGCTTTTAGATGAATCAGCTCCTTTAGTTTGGCTATGTCAGTCAGACGGAGCCGGATATAAGACTGTTACGCCTTATATGATTCAGCCATATCAGGCACAGCGAGAAACGGATATAAAGACGTTAGAACAAAGAATAAAGAAGTTGGAGGACTTTATAAATGAACAATCCAATACTAAAAATGCTATCGAAGAATGACAATAGCCTTATTGGCTTAATAAA